TTGTAACGCGGGCTGCATGAACGGCCTAGCGGGGTAGATAACGGCCCACCTCTTTATGGACGTGCCTTTCCGTGGCCGCCCACGCCTAGATTGTTTTTCGTGTGCGATGAAGGTCCCCCCGTGTTCCAGCATCTGGGCCAACCACGGAGGACGGCCGCCAACCTTGACGCGAGAGTAAGACGGCCCAACTGTCCACCCCTTCTTATCTTCATCTTCAGCCGCGAGGATTGACCATCTCAATCGGCCGGTGTGAGCATGCGGGGGTGTTCCCGGCTTCGACGGCCCTTTTGCAAACACCATCGATTCTTGAGCGGCTTTGCGAATCGAAAGCGCACCATGCTTTAGGCTCTTATAGGCCCCTTTGTCGACGGCCTTTTCGAGCCGCTTCGGCGTCGCGGTCATCTTGATTGTCACACCGAACATTGGCTACTCCGATTGCAACTCTGCACGAATCTGCCGGATTGCATCCCTCGATGCTGGACTAAGCCCCAGCTTCTCGGCCGCCTCATCCATCACGTCGCAGGCATGGGCACCAGCCCGCCGCATCTTTGCCGCGTGTCGGTCATCGGCGTCCATATGGTCCCTGACGGTGTCTGCCAACCCCTGCTGAATCTCCTCGGAGTTCCGAACGTATGACAGGTGCGAATTGACGACGCGATCAACGGGGCCGCCTCGCCGGGTCAAGTACCGGGCAACAGCGATCATTCCCGCGCCAATGAAAATCAGAACGCCAATCGCAACGCCGTTGTCGAATAGTTCAGGCATCCCGCTGGCTCCTATCACGCTGTCGCGATTCGTTTGGTCCGCACCAGCCACTCTAGCCCGCCACCGTAGCTCTCGGCCGCCGGCATGTTCGGTTGGCTCATCACCTCCCACGTCACGCCGTCCGCATCGAGTAGTCGATCACCCGCAGCGGGCTCCGCGGCCGATCCGTCGATCTCGTAATCCGTCTTGGGAACGATCCATTCGCGGTCGATGAATGAGGTTTTTACACCTATTCTCGTCTGCGTCTCAATCTCGGAACCCTCGCTGAGCCATGCGGCAGTCACGTTGGCCGTCGACGACGCACCACGCGAAATCGTGACCACCCCGCCGAGAATCGCTTTGAGTCTCGGCGAGGCGATATCGAAAAACCGCGTGGCGAAGACGGATGGCATCGCTCACACCTCCGTGTATGTGCGAGCGCCGAGACGCATAACGGTTATGTTGCCAACCGCCGCGTCGGCAGTTTTCTCCAGATGGGCCAGCAGTTTCATTGGCCCGGTGCCGGCGGAAATCGCGAAGGCGCTTGCCGGGAGAACATTGACGCCGTTGATGTAGAGTTGCACATCGGTCCAATCGGAAAGATCCCACTGGGCCAGGAACGGCGTCTCCGCTACTGCATTCACGGTAGTGTCAGTCGCTGTGACTGCTGCCGATACAGCGTCTGCCGACTGTGCAAGGATATCGAGGGCCGCACCGTCAATGTGAATGAACAGATGCTCGGTGATACTGTCGGCATCGGTCGCATGTGTTGCGTTGGCCAGCCCGACGTTCAAATCAACCGCAGCTCCACTGCCATTCACGTTCAGACAAATCAACGACTCGACAAGACACGGAGTGCCAACGTCGATGCCGAGGATGCTCAGTGCATCCTGCTTCTGTGCCTCGGCGGTCGCATCAAGGACAAGTGACACACCTTCCCGGTGTCCGATCGTCACATCGTTGACCCCGGCAACGGCTACCGGCACACTCCAGAAGCCATCCCCCAAGTCAATCGTATACTTCGGGTTGGCGTTCAGGTCGACCTTGACCGTCGTTGCCGCACTGGCCGCCGTCTCTGTCACAATGCCGAGGTAAAAATCGGTAGTGTCTGTGATCTGCAACAGATGAGCCTTGTTGGCGCTCGCGTCCCAGAAGACCCGGGAACCCTTCAGCATTACCATCGTTGCAGTCTTGAGCACTTCCACGATGCCGCTCACCGTGACGGCACCTTTGACCCCAGCGGCAATCGCGGTCGGGGCGAACGCGGCACGGCCATCAGGGAGTTGTCGGACTTCGCCAGCGGTCATGGCGGTGGTGGGCGTGTGATCAACAGATACGCCAGGATTCAGGTATTGCGCTTCAGCGGTCATGTTCAGGATTCCTTGTCAGCTTTGGGGTTTGTCGTGACGCGTCGGCGGCGACGGTTTGGGTTTGTCGGCTTCGCTCACCGCCGGTTCGACAGCGGGCTCTTCCATCGGCTTCGTTTCGGCCGGCTTCTCTTTTGCGGGGGCTACGATCTTCGCCGGCTTCACTTCCGCAATCGCAGGGGACGGCGGAACTGCCTTGATCTGCGGTTCGCGTTTCGGCGCCGGCTCCGGGGTAACATCGACGGCCAGTCCGCGGGCAACCAGCCGGCGACCGGTTGCCTCGTCGACCTCTCGTTCCTGCCCACTCAGCAGCGGCGGCCGTATGTCGGTTTCGCCGGTGCCGATGTTGGTTCGCAGTTTGATCCGCATTGCTTACGCTCCTGTACCCTGCACGCCGCCGCGGGGCTCCTGTAGGTTGACGCCGAAGTCGTGATAGGCTCGCATCTGGACGCCGAGCGTGTTGAACGACGTTGCCTCACCCGTCTCAATGATCGGGGCTCGGCGGCCGTTCAGAAACGCGGTCGAGATGACCGGCGTGCGAGCCGGGTTGATTAGGAGATACCACTTCACGGCACTCCATCCCGTCTTCGTCTGGTCGATCAGGTAGGACGAGGAATGCACCTCGTAGTTTCCGGCGAACGTGTTGGCGCTGGGGATCGGTCCCGTATCGCCGACGACCAGCGTCGAGTTCATCGCTGCCATGAAGATGCGTTTCTGAGCCGGGGGACAGAGAATCCGGTCGGGGAGTTGTCCGAGCGGAGTGCCGTTGGGCTTCGTCTGCGTGGCGAAAACCAGTTCCGCAGCAATCAGTGTGGCGATGACGGTCGCACTGGTGACGGTGCCGGCCGAGACGTTGAGATTACCGGCATCGAAAAACGTCGCGTCCGCAGACAGGAACTCGGTCCAAAAGACATCGTTGAAGGCATCGTTGCCACCCACGCCGAGTTCATACGGAACCTTCGTGATGGCTCCGAGGTCATCGTTGATGATGTCCGTTCGCGTCAGGGCCAGCATCCGGCCGTAGGTGTCGGCTTGGTTGGTATACTTCTCCTCGCCGATCGTCCCGTGCGTAATCTCGCCGCTCGGTCCGACTTTCGCATACTTCAGGTATCCGTTGAGCTTGTAGCTCGACCGTTCCTTAAAGTCCTTGACGGATTCAATCGCGGTGACGCTCTCCCAAACCATCTCGCCGCTGCCCCATCCCTCTAGCAGAAATTTGTTGGCGACATTGCCAAGAATGCCGGGAATCGAAATCGTGGAGAATTCTCCGGCGGCACGAATCCGGGGCTGCGGAACACCGCCCATTGCGTAGCGGTTCATTTCCGCCGTCACGTCGTAATCTCTCCCGGTGTAGCCGTTGAGCTCGGCAACTTCCCGGTAGAGTTGCTTGAGGCCGATGCCAGATTTGTAGCGATCGTGAGCAGCCTGTAGTTCCTGATCGGTGAACGCCTTCCCAATCCCGTTCAGGTTGCCGGATTCGCAGACGGCGGCCATCAAGATACGCTCGCTGATCTTCGGCTGCTCTTTCCGCGTGGTGACCGTGTGCGACTGCGGGAGATCCGAGCAGGCTTCCCACATCGCGAGTCGGAACGCCTCCACCGACATGCTGGATTCGATCGCGTGATCCGTCATCTTCTCGATGGCGTCGATATCCTCTTCGGTGTTGCGGCGCTTGTTCAGAAACGTCTCCGCAACCTCGCGGATGCCTCTGACGCGGGCCGCGTTCGCCTTGCGTTGCGCGAAGATGTCGGTGGGCGGGTCCACCGCAGCCAGCTTCTTGTTCTGGCCAGCGTAGTTGGCCTCGATTGTGGCGACTTGCTCGGGCGTCGCGTTGTCGACGTCGACGCCCATGCCTTCCGCCCACGCCTTGATTTTCGGGTCCATGTTGGGCTCCTTGAGTTCTGCAGCCTTGGCCGCAATAGAAACACTCGTGTTCTCGTCCGCGCCATGCGAGACGAACGCAAAGCCGCAGAGCGTCGATCGCGCGGCGACATATAGCGGGCCGGTGAATTCCTGCCCATTGACTTTCACAGACTTGCCGGCAGCCACCTCACGGAGTTCATCGGGGCTCGCCTCGATACTGGCCTGCCAGATGAATCCCTTGGCCGCACTCTCGACTACCTCGCGGGCTGCATCGGTTGCCGCCGATACCTTGCCGCTCAACGTCAGTTGCCCGTCGGACTTGTCAGCAGCGGTAACGTGACCAACGCGTTTGCTCGTTTCGTGGTCGAGGTTCGCGACTAGGGACTTGCCGAAGCTGACTCCCTTCAAGTCCACGACAACCGGGGCGTCCCATCCGTCGAGATCCATAAGCCCGCCCGTATACGCCACAACATCGAACGACGGCGGACCGCTCTCGCCTTCGCCTTCCGCTGCCGTAATCGTGACGGGCGCCGCGATGGCGATGATCTTCGGATTATTCTTCGGTTTGGGCATCGGTCGCTCCTTCAGATTTCGCCCCAGTCGTTGCGACAGGAAGTCCAAGGATTGCCTGCACAACCGGGATGATGTGCTGCGGTAGGTTGGTCAGCATATTGATTTGCCGCTGCTGATCTGGTGTTATTCCGTTGGACTGTGCCTGGGCGATTACCTCGTCTTCGTAGTCATTGCCGGCCTCGGAGTAGAGAGCGGAGAGCGACTTGCTGTTGTTTTTCAGTTGCGTGTCGTTGGCCACGGCTTCAGTCTTCACGTCCGCGACGGCATGTTTCGGCCAGTCCCAGAGGTGTGCCTTCGCTGCCGGGGTCAAAACGTCAGGATTACCGCCGAGCCATCCGTAATAGATCACCGCGGCGTCGAACCACACGCTGAACAGCGGGTCCATTACAAGGTCGTTGCAATCGTCCCGATCAACGTCCAGCGAGCCGTAGTAAGTCTGGTGGTCCAACCGGCCGGACGCGTAGTTGTAATCCGACGAATCGCACGCCGCCTTGTTGAACGGCATCGACTTCGGGCGAGCCTGCTCGTTGATAAGCGCCCGATGGAATGAGTCGAACGTCGCGTTCGGTTGTTCGGCTCGCATCTGAAACGGCTCGTAGGCGTTCGGCAACGCCGTCATCATCCGCTTCTGGATTTCCAACGTGCTGAACGGCTGAGCTTCGTCGAGTTCGTCCGGCTGAAATTGCGTCCTGAGAAACATCGTGAAGTCGGCAGCCGTCTCAGCAGCCGCCAAAGTAGCTTCACGCCAGCGTCGCGCCGCGGCCCCAACGTTCAGCGTGCTGGTACTCTGCGGCACTCCGCGGTGCTGGCCAGGTCGCTTCAGCTTGAACCAGTGCAGCACGAACCTTGCGGGGACCTTCTCGGGTTCGAGCATCGTTGGCGAGTAGGACATCGATCCGGGGTGTTCACGTAGGATGTCGTAGTGCGTCGGCGTGCCATGCTCGTCGAACCATATTCCGTCGATACGCCCCGGCTCGTTGTAGCCCAGCAACGGCGTCTGGCAGTGCTCGGTCTCATACAGACGCAGGTCGAGCTTCACCGGATCGTTGATCGTCTTCGCGAGCCGGATAACCCCCAAGCCCTCGCCATCGACGTCCAGGGCATGGGCCATACACCACAGCTTGCGGCGGAACTGGATGGCCTTGGTCCAATAGTGCCATGCAGTTTCGACCATCGCGTTGAAGCCCGCGCTCGCAGTCTGCATTCGTAGCGACGGCCCGCGGCCGATCAGGTCCGTTGCCCACGTTGACGCGATGCCGGCGGCAAATCCGTTGTTCCCCACCTCGTACCGGCTACGCTTCACCAGGGTTTGGCGAACCGTGCGACTGTTGGCCGAGTCGGCGTCGTAATCATCCGCGGCAGCCCAATAGTTTTTCGTGTCGTCCGACTGCTGAGCGGCGTCGTACGTCGCGTTGACTTGCTGCCGATGGTTGAGCCGATGGTTAAGCCGATCCAATACGGCCCCGAGTTCCGGGCGAGGTTTGCCGTTGGCCCGTTGCATCGGGCGGCCGTTCGCGTCAAGAATGGAGCTTACGCGTGATGCCACTATTGAGCCCCGGGGGGAATCAGCTTTGTGAACCGCAGCCCGAAATGCGCCTTTAGCGCAGCCCGACTGCCGGTCTCGCGGTCACGCGCATCTTGCAGAGCCTTGATGGACCGTTCGGTGATCGTGCGGCCTGCTTCCTCTATGCTCGCAGGAAGCAAAAGAGCCTGGTCAATCGCTTCGTCAATAGTCGTTGGAGCTGCCATGTCCTCACCCGCGGGCTATGTCTCATCAGGGAATCCCGCCAGGAGTCGAACCTGAACTTTGACGCTAGAGGCACCCTTGCGTCATGTGCTTCCGGTTACACCACGGGGCCATCTGATTGAGGCGAGCGCATTGAAAAAGGCCACACGGAGAACATGGCTCCATGCAGCCTTTACCTTGCGCTGGTTTCGCGCCGGGAAGCTACTCCGGCACGTCGCCTCAATCAGATTGTCTACTACAGGTTATGACAAGCCCGGGAAGTTAGTCAAGCGGAAATGGGGGGATGGAAAGGCAAAACTAACAGTGCTGTTAATGCCCAGCGATTTCTCCCTGCTCATCGGCGTCAAACACCTCCGTTACTGATGACGTATCTACATGACCGCAGGCCGCACACGCGTAACCCCTACGCTTCGTTCCATCAATCAGGTACCACGTTTGCTTCACCTTGAACAGCCGCTTCCCACACGCCGGGCACATCCGCACCTTCCCGCCGCCCGGATTACCGCCAGCTTCGGCTGCCATCTCAGCAAGCGTCTTGCGTTTCTTCGGGTCCGGCATTATCACTTCGCCATCAGTTCAGAGTGCAAGATGGGGACGGGGCGTTTAGCCCAAGGTGTGGGCTCACTACGCTTGGCAGCTTTCCGACAATCTACGACGCTGGAGCGGCGATCTGGCGGTCTTTTTGTCTGTAGCCCTTGCTCGTTTTCCAGCACCTTTTCAACGCACCCTTGAAAACACTGCCAAGTTCGCGCTGTGCTCGGCTGCCGCAACGGCTGCCTCCCGCCACCGACGATCCTGGACGGCTTTTGCCTGGCACGTTCTGCCAACCGCACCGTCGTCGAGCCACTCCGGCTTTGTCGCCCATCCTGCCTGCATCGCGCCCAGCCTTCCCCTTGTGCTGTTGTGGACCTGACCTCCACGCCTTGCGACCCACCGGCGAGTAGAGTGCTGGCTAACGATATGATCAAGGATTATGCCGAGAGCCATCCCGATGACGTAGAAGCAGGCAAACACCACCAACGACAACAAAACTTCACTCGCAGCCATTAGGAGTTCTCCCGTTTTGAAATCCGATTTGCATCTCACGAACATCCCACAGACGATCCAGGAGGCGACACACCACTTCAAAGCCCGACAACTTGCCAGCCAAAAAATCCGCGTCCGCGAAACCGTCACCGGAAGCCTTCTGCGCCGCGTGAGCCAATGCCTCAGCGACACGCTGCCGCTCCTGGTGAATCCGGTCAGTGACTTCAGTCAATTCGGTCGTTAAGATGTAGTAAGCCATTATTGATCCTCCCTTGGAACTTCAGCCGGATCGGGCGCCCTTCGCGCTCGCTCGGATGCCTCTCGCCGTGCGAGGGCCTGACTGACGAATTGTGTACCCCTGTTTTCGGAACCGTGGACGTCTCCGAAAGTCTGCAACATCGAGCGGAGTTCATCAAGGCTCAGATCGTCAAAGCACGGGTCCGACTCCGCTTCGGCCGCCATCTCCGCGAGCGACTTGGGTGTAATCGGCGATTCAGTCATGGAACACGGATCGCTCAATATTGGGATCAGAGCGCCATCGCCAACCGGATCAAATGATTCGTCCTCGAAGACGGCCACGTAGGCATTCCGCGAATGGTCGAAATACGATGTAAAGAACGACGCAGTTTCCGGCACAGGTGAAGATACATCAATCTCCCGCTTTCCCGCCCTCGCCAACAACGCCACACTTTTGCCCGTGATAATCACACCGACTTGCCGACGGGGAACGTGCATTTGGCAATCTCTCTTTCTCTGCCCTGGCGGCTCTCGCAACGACTGCGGCTCTACGCTTTCTGAACGCTCGCCCTTTCGCGGACAAGTACCGATCACCCACCCAAGCTCCCGCAGTTCTTCCGCGACTGCCACCGTTTGATCCTCCGTCGCTTCCGTCCGCTTGGCGCTTCGGAGCTTGACGAGCGCTGCGAATAGATCACAAACCTTTGACGACCTCTCTCTTGGCGGTTTGCATTTTCGTGCCACTCTGACGTTCCTGGAAGTCTGACAACCGCATTTTGCGCAGCTCCGATCCGGTGGGGGCGGTGACGAGAGCGAATCCGCTTCCTGTTCGGCGGTCGGCACCACAAGTTCAATGCGTTCCTGAACGCAAACCTTTGGAATGATCATCATTCCTGACATCTGTCCGCAGTCCGATTTCGATCCAGCGATCGTAAGAGCATCTTCCGTTTCGCCGTAGACCCAGCCCACGGATTCGACCGTAGCTGGCGCCACTTCGCACTCGCCGGGTTCGGTCCAGGCGTCCACGGAGCGAGCGTCGATCCATCGCACGAAGCATAGTTCGGAGTGGATTGCCGTTTGCTCGGTTGTTTCGTCGTCCGATCGGGCTACACTTCCCTCAGCGGTAGCCGCCTCGCCTCCCCGCATTCTTAGCATTCTTATGCACCGCGCATGTGCCGTATCGCCTGAGACTTCCATTTGTTCATTGCTCAGAAGTTCACCACACAACCAACAAACGAGCGACATATCAGTCCCCTTTTCTCTTGCTCAAGCCATCTTCGTATCCGTCATCCCCTCGCCATCTCCGCAAGAGTCCTCCGCGGCTTCGATGACTTCGCTTCCGAGGGAATCGACGATAGCCGGCAGAGGGATGCACCGACACGGGCCAGCGCGGTCGCATCAAGGTAATGGTTCGGGCCACTCGGGGACAGGAACTTCGCCTTCGCCGGGTCCCATTGCTCACTGACGATATGGGCCGCGAATTCTCGCTCCTCTTCCAGCGAACTCCGCAACTGCCGGCCATCGGCACCGACCCGCGGAGCGTGCAACCCCAGACTGCCAGGCGTCCCGAAGTCGGCCTTGAACGCTTCCTGCACACGGTTTTTGTATACATCCGCGTTGATCTCGCACAACGGCGAGCGACCCCGCCGGTCGATGTGACACTCGTCGAATTGGCGGATACCCACGTTCGGCTGCGGACGGCGGTATCGGCCGAACCCCTTGCACGGCAGGCACCGCCCAAATCCGACCTCGGACGCGAAGACCGACACCGGTTGAATCGACCAGCCCTCGTCCTTCCAGCCGCTGTCGATCAGCACCCAGTCGGGAAACCGGGCCGACGATTCCACGTCCGGGTCCTCCCGCCAGGGCTTCGCCGTCTGAATCCATTGCCACCAGTCGCGGAGCCCTTCCAGAACAGCGTGCTCACACGCCTCCGGCCGCTGCCCGGCCGTTGCGAACCGCCAGAAATGGAACTCGACGATCGATCCTACGCACCGTTCGTCCAACGCGAGCGATACCCAGTGCAGACCGAGCTTTTTTACATCGCCACCGACTATCAGTCGAACCGTCCCCGGCGGCACGACTCGGTAGTCGCTTCCACTCCGCGAGTCGCGAATCTGCTCCGTCGTCAAGTCGAGTAGTCCCAGCTCGTCGGGAGGGTCGTTGTCGAACTCCGTCGCCGTGTTAGCCGGGCCGATTCGAGCGACCCAGCCGTGGTAGTGCTCCAGGGCCGACACCTCGACCATGCCGCCTTCCGGCCGGATTCGGTGATCGTATCGGTGGGGGTTCGCGATCTCCCCGCCCGCGTCCATTTCGTCGCGGCGGGCCAAGTAGAACTCGTGGGCCACCCGGGGGATCGGGGCCTCCCGGACGTCGGCAC